AGGCTACTATATGCATCGGTAATCATGATGCAATTATATCTAGAAAGCTAGTAGCTTCTGGCTTATCTCAAGCGTGGCTAAAAGACTTTAATGATGTATTAGGAACTCCAGGATGGATCTGGAAGGATAAATTTATAGAAGATGGTGTTATGTATATACATGGCACGGGTAGCTCAGGCAGAAATGGGGCTATTAATAGAGCTATAAATTGGAATACAAAAATTTGTCAAGGTCATATACATACGGAAACTAGCATAATATACCATGCAAATCAAGATAACTTATTATGGTCAATGCAGTTAGGATCAGCATTTAATGTTAACTCTTACGCTGCTAACTATGCTAAGAACTTTACTAAAAAGCCTATTATAGCAGTAGGCGTTATTTTAGATAATGGACGCTTACCTATTTTAGAACCAATGAATTTATAATGGAAAAAGAGGTTGATTGGAGGCTTTTCGTTCTTTATCTTGCAATTATTTGCATTATTTTAATCCTAAGCATATAACATTTCTTATCTAGTAAAAACCTTCTCAACACTTAAATTGTTAATAACTCTGTAAGTAAAGGTGTTAGTAATTGTGTTTTCTTTTTATCTTTGTATCATGTTTAATTTAAATAATAATAAGATGAAAATCAAAAACAAACTAACAGGTAATAGCTTTAACCTTAGCTCAAAAGAAGCTGCTGACTTTTTTTATGCTAAAAATGCTAGAAAAGAATACATTAACACTTTAGAGGATTACGAGATAGAAGATACAAGTAAAGAGATAAGCGATGGCAAATTCTATTTTCTTTGCGTATGTTTATCTTTTATTATGCTTTCTTCTTTTTTACTTTACTTAAATTTAAACTATTAATGGAAAATATAGACTATAATAAGCCAAAAATCTCTAGGCTTACAGGAAAGCCATTAGACAATACTAAAGTAATTGCTGAAGAATGGCTATTAAAACCTCAATTTATTCCTGTTCAATTGCCAAGCATAGGAGGTTATTCTAACTTTGACTTTAAAGAAAATAATAGATCAGTTGTCGTTATAGGAACTAAACTACAAATATATAATAAGTTTTGTGAAATGCTAAGAGATTATGGTTGGCAAGAGCAAGACAGTTGGTCTATTGATCTTAAAAAAAGTTGGAGAATGCACTATAAAAATAATAATAAACAACCCTTAATAATAAATTTAAACTAATATGAAAATAAAGGATTTAACTAAAGAACTCCCTTACAAATGGAGGGTACAATCAACTAAGTACGGAAAGACTACTTGCGTAGCATATATAGATGCTAGAGACTGTCAAGACTTGTTAGATGAAACAGTAGGTGCTGAAAATTGGCAAAGTAAATATTATACAGAAGACAATAAGCTCTTTTGCAAAGTAGGCATATGGAATGCAAAAATTAATGATTGGGTGTGGAAGTCAGACACGGGATCAGAAAGCAATGTAGAGAAAGATAAAGGCAAAACCTCAGACGCATTCAAAAGGGCTTGTGTTTCTTGGGGGATTGGTAGGTTTTTGTATAGGCTACCGATTCAGACTTTACAGACAAAAAAGCACTCAAATGGTAGAGAGTACCCTTATTCTCCAGAAAAAGACAAAATAATATTTGACGGAGAAACTCTTACAAAATATATAAATTGGAAAATTAATAATAATAAATAAATAAATAAAAATGGAATTAAAAGGAAAGTTAGTAGAAATGCTAGAACAGGAGGCGGGAACGTCTAAATCTGGTAAATCATGGACAAGTCAAACTTGTATTATAGATACAGGAAACGAATTTAATAATATTGTCGCGGTTAAATGTATGGGCGAAGATAAAATTAAAGAAATGAATAAGCTGAACGTAGGAGAATACGTGAGTATAAGCTGTAATGTTTATTCTAGAGAATACAACGGAAGGTATTACAATAATATTGACGGATGGAGGTTTGCTAAGAATAACGAAAAGTCAGGAGAAGATTTTGTTACTTCTGACTCAATGCCATTTTAATCATGACAGAAGAATTAAATTTTAAAGCTATATGCAGTCTCACTACTAAAGTAATGGGGCTGCCTAAAGGCTCTTTATCGTTAAAGAGTAGAAAAAGAAACCTTCAAGTATGTAGATCAATTGCTGCATATATTGGATTAACAGAAGAGGACATCCCTAGAGAGATTGTTGCAAAGGTTTTAAATAGAGATAGATGTATTACTTATCACTACCAAAATTATCATAAAAAGAATTTTAATTATTGCTCAATTTATAGAAATGCTTTTCAAAAGATTTTTAAGGAATACAAAAATATTGACGGAGAAAAAGATATCTTTGTAAACAAAAGACAAATGAAAAACCATTTACTGCAAAATAAAGTATTGGAGAGTAAAAATTCAGATGTTATTTTACAAGTAAAAAGTGGTGATGTATTGTGCGATATAAATACTACCTACTTTGACTTTAGTAATCAATTAAAAAATATTGATAAAGCTATGGAAAACTATCACTACTCTATAAAGATCCTATAATGACTAAACCTAATTACTATGCTATCATTCCTGCTGAGGTAAGGTACTCTAGCTTAAAGCCTAATGCAAAGCTTTTATACGGAGAGATCACTGCATTAAGTGGAAAGCTAGGGTACTGCTACGCAACTAATAATTATTTTGCTGATTTATATGATGTCAGCAAAAACACTATTAGCAGTTGGATTAGTGATTTAAAAAAATTAGGATTTATAACCGTAACTGTAGAAAGGAACGCTAAAAAGCAAATAACAAAAAGATGTATAGGTATAACGAAAAAGATTGATACCCCTATACTTAAAAAGATGAAAGGTAATAATACAAGTATTAATAATACAAGTAATATAAATATAACTAAAGAAAAGTTTATTGCTGAGGTTATGACTTTTGATTACTCTAAAGATATGTTAGAAGATTTTATAAACTATTGGACTGAGGGTAAAAAGAAAATGAGATATCAAAAACAAAACACTTTTGAAATAAAATTAAGATTATTGCGTTGGCAAAAAAATCAAAAGAAGTGGGATACGCCTAAAGTAAACACTATGAGTAAAATACATCAGCATTTACAAAAAAACATAAACGTAAAAGAAAAACTAAAACAACAATTTAAAAATGAGATTAATTAAAACAATGTCTAATGAGGACTTGATTATGTGTTCTGTTGACTTAGTAAGCAAAACATATATCGAGTTAGGACAAAACAATGTTGAGGAGGATACTATATCTATTATGTCTCAAAGTCTAGCTAAAGATTTAAAAAGAATGTATAAGAACTTTTATTTTGAAGATGCGGAAAACGCTTTTAATTTAGGCGTAAGAAATCCTCATACAGGAGACTTTATACATTTAACAGTTCCTACGTACATGAGATGGTTAAGAAAACATCAGGAGCTTATATGGGATGCTAGATCGAGAGTAGATAAAGGAGAAGACCCAAAACAAGTTCCTCACTTTAGACCAGAACCAAAACTATTAAAATGAAGATATTAACAATTGTATGGGTAATACTTATTTTAGCTTGTATATTAGAAGCGTTCTTTTGTACTAAATTTGATGACGAACTATGAAAACAAAAGACTTAGTAAAAGAGCTATTAATAATCAAGCCTCATTTAAGAGATAACGATAGTATGCTGATTGCTGCCTATTGGTGGCGGGAGTTAAAAAAAAGAAGTTTAGATCCTAATAAAATGAATGGGCTAGAATTCATGCAAATGTTTGCTAATAATAAATTAACTAATATTAAGACAATAGAAAGGATGCGCAGAAAATTACAGGAGGAGTGTCCTGAGTTAAGGGGTAAAATATATAATGCAAGGAAAGGAGTCATTCAGGATCAATGGAAAACAGACTTAGGGTATGAGGTCAATAAGTAAACTCAAAAAAGATTTAGACAAATGGTTTAGTCTTTATATAAGACTTAGAGACGCTGACGATTTAGGGTTCGTAAGGTGCTTTACGTCAGGGCGTTACTACCATTATAAGAGTCTTCATGCAGGGCATTTCATGTCTCGAAAACACCTCTCTACTCGGTACTGTGAATACAATGTACAGCCGCAGTCAATAAAAGACAACTTATTCGGACAGGGTTGTCAGTTCCAATTTGGGAAAAATTTAGACTTAAAGTATGGACATGGAACTGCTGAAGACTTACAAATTAAATCAAAACAAATAGAAAAGTTCTCTAGGGTAGATTATGAAGAAAAGATAAGTTATTACAAGTCGGCTGTTGAAAACTTAAAAAAAGAAAAGGGAATTGAGTAACTTTTTTTATAACTTTGGCGTATGACTATTCCAATATACTCAAGCGAAGAGCATAGATCAATAGTAGAGGTGTACGTTAAGATGTGCAAAGACTTTGCTCAAGAAGTATCAACGAAAAGTAAATTTAATAATTATCTTGAAGTAGTAGACATTATAATGGAATATCATAACAATTATGGGCAGGGCGTAAGAGAAACGGGTAATTTTTACGACTGGATTATGATTATACCTATTAATCTTTCAGTAGCTACAAATGGATTCTTTGCGGGAGTTGAGCGTAAGGGGAATGCTGCTGTAGTAAGAGCCTATAAAGTGGTGCTAGATCAGATGTTACAAGAGGTGGCGAATAAGATAGATAAGCTAGAGCCTACTAATGACTGACATATATGTGCAAATAGCTAAGCTGACAGATAAGTTCAGGACAATGGCTTACGGTATAACTACAGATAAGAACAAAATACACGAAGCTGTGCAGGAGCTTATGTTATATCTACTTCAGGTACGTCCAGATGTAATTAAAAAGATATATGATAATGACGGAATAGAAGGTATTACAAAGTATGGAGCAGTCGCATTAAGAAGAGCTTTAACAAGCAAAAGAAGTAATTTTTACTACAAGTATGAAAAGTATTATACACATATTGATAATTTTTATTACAATTCTAGTTCAACTATTACTGAAAATACTCTATCTGGCGATAATAATTTTTATAATGATATTACTGACATTCCGAATCCTGAAATAAATGACTATCAATGGAAGAAGCTAGAAGAGATAGATAAGGAGCTAGACTCTTTAGATTATTGGTACGATAGAGAATTGTTTAAATTATACTATTACGAAGGAAACACTTTAGACTCGCTACATAAGAAAACAGGAATCAGTAGAAATAGTATCTTTACAACTATTAATAAAGTAAGAGATATACTAAAAAACAAACTAAGTGAATAAGTTTTTTGTTTCTAATGAAGTCTATAAGGACAGGCTTGAGATATGTAGAGGATGCGATAAGTATCTCAGCTTATTAGGCAACTGCTCTATTTGTAAGTGCTTCGTGAAACTGAAAGCAAGGTTAGCACCTTCAGAGTGTGCGGGTTACCCTAAGAAATGGCAAAAGACAACAGAGATAGAAACGCCAGAAGATCTGCCTCCAGAAATAATAGAAGAAGCTTTAAAAGTATGGGAAGATATAAAAACAGGCAAAGCAAAAAATATAGAAGCTAAAAGAAAAATGATAGAGATATATAATGTTATACACGGAACCTCTTATTCTACAGGTACAAATTGTAGCTCCTGTATATCTACTTGCTTTAACGGAATAAAAAACCTATATAAAAAATACAGCCAATGAGTTACTTATCACATTTAAAAAGAAATAAGATGCACTATTCGAGCAGATGGATAGTAAAGTATGATGAAAACGATTTAGTAAGGGAGGTTAAGTTAATCTTTAATCCTGAAGAATATAGACAGTCTTCAAGAGCCAGAAGACTAAACACTCAAGAAGGTTTAATTAAAATTTTAGAAAATGACAAAAAAAATAGAAGACTACAAGAGAACGCCTGAGCCTAGTTATTATACGGGTATGGTATATGGATACTCTGCAAGAAATATAGTAGAGGATTTTGATCTGAGCTATAATACAGCTACAGCAGTAAGCTATCTACTTAGAGCAGGGCGTAAAGAGGGCAATCCGCCAGAGCAAGATATACAGAAAGCAATTAACCATTTACATTTTGAGTTAGATAGACTCTATAATAAAAGCAAAACAAAGACAGGAGGCTTAGCACAATGACACTATATAGATGCGAGTGCGGTAAGCAAGAGAAAGAAATCAGTAAAGCTATTATAGGCTTAAGAGATGGTAAGTGGGTATGTGTTGATGCAAAGTGCGAATGTGGTAAGTATATGGACTCAGAACCAGAAGAAGGATTCCCTCAATTGAAAAGAACAGAAGAATCTTTAAGCACTAAAAAAAGACATGATAAATTATGGAAGGGTGCTAAAGAAAAGCTAATAGGAGAACGTGGTATAAATGAGTCCTTTGACTAATGAACTTTGTAGTAAACAATAATCAGGATAAGCAAACTCTTTTTAATTACTTAAAAGAACTTGAAAGCGACTATATAGTTAAAGTAAAAAAGCAAAGAAACAATAGAAGCAATATGCAGAATAATTACTATTGGGCGTGTATAGTACAACCCTTAGCAGCAGAGCTAGGATACTTCCCAGATGAAATGCATGATACTTTAAAAGTAAAGTTCTCAAGTGAGTGGCAAAGCATAGACATAAACGATAAACAGATAGGGCTACAAACAGTAAACAGCACCGCAAGAATGAACACTAAAGAGTTCGAGATATATGCAGACCAGATACGTATATGGGCTTTAACAGAATTAGGAATAAGATTAATGCTGCCAAATGAATACGAATAAATTATATAAAGGAGACTGCTTAGAAGTTATGAAATATATTCCTGATGGCTCAATAGACGCAATTATAACAGATCCACCTTATGGAACTACAGCTTGTAAATGGGATGGTGTAATTGATTTTAAATTGATGTGGAAGCAACTAAATAGAATAATAAAACCTAACGGGGCTATTGTTTTATTTGGTAGTGAACCATTTAGCAGCAATTTAAGATTAAGTAATATAAAGAATTATAAGTATGATTGGATATGGGATAAAATAAGCGTATCTAACCCACAACTAAGCAAATACCAACCTTTAAAAAGTTTTGAACTTATACACGTTTTTTCTAGCAAAGGCAAAGTCTTATACTACCCTCAAGGGCTAGTTAAAATAGACAGTCCTTACACAAGGAAACCTAAAAATAATGAAAAAGAGAAACTGAAACACAACTCAAGGAATGAATACACGTCTAAATTTACAAATTACCCCCGAATGTTGTCTTTAAGATTTCCAAGACCTTATAACAACAACTCTATACACCCAACGCAAAAACCCGTTGCTTTAATGGAGTACCTAATTAAAACCTACACAAACGAACACGAGACTGTTTTAGATTTTACAATGGGAAGCGGCACAACAGGTGTAGCAGCAAAGAACTTAAGTCGAAACTTTATAGGAATTGAAAAAGACGAAAATTATTTTAAGATTGCAGAAGACAGGATCAATAAGGAAGAAACACAAAAAAAACTGTTTTAAACAAAATCAAGATGTTTCTATTATATAATAAAGACTTGATTAATCAAAATATTTCAAAATGAATACACATGGAGGCAAAAGAGCAGGAGCAGGACGTAAGGCTAAGGCAGAAGAGCAGAAGTTAATAGAGAACCTTACACCAATGAATCCTATGGCTCTAGAATCACTTAGAAAAGGATTAGAGAAGAAAGAACAATGGGCGGTAAAATTATTCTTTGAGTATTTCTACGGAAAGCCGCAACAGAGAGTAGATGTTACTTCTAATGAAGAGAGTATTAATATGCCATTAATAAACTTTGTAGAAACTGAATCTGAATAAGAAATACAATACGCTTTTTACATCTGATGCCAGATACTTCATTATAACAGGAGGTCGTGGATCAGGAAAGTCTTTTGCGGTAACAGTATTCTTAACTCTACTAACTATGGCAGAAGGAATAAGGGTATTGTTCACACGATACACTATGGTCTCTGCTCACCTATCAATAATACCTGAGTTCTTAGAAAAGATAAAGCTATTAGGATATGAGAATATCTTTAGTGTAAACAAAGCGGAAGTTCTTAATTTAAAAAACAAATCGGACATACTTTTTAGAGGGATAAAGACTTCAGCAGGTAATCAGACAGCAAGTCTTAAATCACTTACAGGCGTGTCAAATTGGATTTTAGATGAGGCAGAAGAACTGATTGATGAAGATATATTTGACACAATAGACTTGAGTATTAGAGAGAAGAATATACAAAACAGAGTGGTGCTAATATTAAACCCCGTAACTAAAGAGCATTGGATCTACAGAAGATTTTTTCAAGACAAAGGCGTAGAAGCAGGTTTTAATGGCGTTAAAGACAATGTATGTTATATACACAGTACATACCTAGACAACAAAGAAAACCTCTCTAAGAGCTTCCTAGAGCGTATTAAGGCTATAAAGCATAGGAACTTTAAAAAGTATCAACATAAGATTCTTGGGGGGTGGCTTGACCGTGCCGATGGTGTCGTGTTCACCAATTGGAGTATTGGAGAATTTAATCCAGATGGACTGCAAACGTCTTGCGGTCTTGATTTCGGATTCTCAATAGATCCTGACAGTTTAACAGAAATCGCTATTTGTAAAAAGAAGCAGAAGATATATCTTAAGGAGCATATATATCAAAACGGATTAAAGAGTCATGATCTAGCTAAGTTAATATTAGATAAAGTAGACAATACACTTTGCATCGCCGATAGTAGTGAGCCTAGACTAATTGCAGACCTTAAGCATCTAGGTGTTAATATCAAGCCCGTAAAGAAAGGAACGATAGAGAGCGGAATAACCAGAATGCAGGATTATGAGTTAGTAATAACTCCTGAGTCTACTAATATAGCTAAGGAATTAAATAATTATGTATATCTATCTAAGGGCTCGAAATTATATATTGACAACTATAATCATGCGATAGACGGAGTTAGGTATAATGTTATATATCATTTAGACAACCCTAATGCAGGTAGGTATTATGTGCAATAAAAAAAGGAGTCAAGCTGCTCTAACCTGACTCCTATACTAACTAAAACTAACACAATCAAACGGGGCAAATATACATTATTAAACTAAATACGCAAAATTTCTATTAAATATATATATATGAAAGTTAAGATTAAGAAGAAGGGCAAAACTAAAAGCTTTAAGGTAATAGATAGTTGGGCAGATGTTAATCTAGAGACTTGGAGCAAGTTAATACAGTTCGCAGAACTGAGTAAAAGTAAAGAGGCGGAGGAGATAATAGCAGCATTATCAGATATTCCTAAAAAGTTAATTAAGGAATTATCGATACAAGATGTTGGAGTTATATTAAGCAAGGTAGCAGAGTTACAAGCGGAGCAAGATAGTTCTTTAAATAAGATAATTGAAATAGAAGGGAAGAAGTACGGATTTCACCCAGATTTTGAATCTATGACATTAGGCGAATACGCCGATCTAGAGCAAATGATAACAACGGGAATAAATGATAGACTGCCTGATATAATGGCAATTTTATACAGACCTGTTACGGAGGAGGGAGAAAATGGAGTCTATACGATAGAGGCGTATGATGGTAATATAAAGATAAGGGCGGAGCAAATGAAAAAGATGTCAGCGATACAAGTGCAAAATGCTCTGGTTTTTTTTTACAATTTCGTGAAGGTATTATTAACGACTTTGGAATCATTTTCGATGCAAAGGCTACAGGAAATGAAGATGCAATTGCCTCAGAGTCTTTTGCAGAAAAGTGGTCATGGTTCGGAGTCTTCTATCGACTCGCAGGAGGGCAGGTAGTAAATTTAGATAAAATAACTAGACTTAATCTTTTAGACGCTCTAACATGGTTAAGTTTTGAAACAGATTTAGAATCGCAAAATAAAGTAAAGCATGGCAATACAAAATAAAACATATAATAACGTAGTTAACTTTTTAGCTAGACTCGGAGAATATCATGAGCAAATAGCAACAGTATCAGTTGGCGATATATATGATGTTGATCTAAATAAGGAAACTTTATTCCCGTTATTGCACATAAATCCTATTAATGTAACTACAGGCGATTCAGAGTTACTATACTCATTTCAACTCTTTATAATGGATATGGTGTCTGAGAAAGATAACTGGCAAACGTATCAAGCTTTACAGCTTACTAAATTAGTTGATCCTAAAAATAACGAACAACAGGTCTTTAATCAAACTCTAGAGATTGCTACTGACTTTATAGGAATGCTAAGACATTCTACAAGACAATCACTAGCGGGAGTGGACAATATTGACTTTCCTGTTTACTTTACGCAAGATCAATTCACAATAGAGCCATTCTCAGAGAGATTTGATAATCTTTGTTGCGGTCAGGTGTTTCAGATAGGAGTTAAGGTAATGAATGACTTTGATACTTGTACAATACCCGTTACTAATTTAGGGGCAGGATACTAATGCTAAAAATGTTAAAGAAATTAAACAGAATTAAAATAGGTAAAATAGAAATAAAAATAATACCACCAACAATTAAGATAAAATTATAATGGAGATATTTGAGTTGATAGAAAGATACGGAGTAACCTTAGTTTTATTAGTGGGTTGTTTTTATGCTTTATATCAATTCTTTTTTTTTAGTGTTAGAGAAGTAAAAACCACGTTTGAAAAGCACCACGAAAAGAATGCTAATAACATGAGCGAAATAAAAGATAAAATAAATAAAATATTAGAATTAATAAAAAAATAGATAAACATGGCATCAGATTTAGTAACAACAATAAGCGAAACGGTAGTCTTAAATGGCGCAGTAAGAGGCTCTACCAATTCAGTAACAGTAACAAGTATAGCAGACGTTTTTGAGCGTATAGTGACGTGTCCTCATTCCGCTACTACTACAATTGCAACATTCTCTTCTAATGTGTATGATAGTGCAGGAGCAATAGACAAAGAAAATGTAAGATATATTAGAGTAACAAACTTATCAGATACTTACGATATTGAAATAGGAGTTGCAGGAGCAGCTTCCAATTACTCTATGTTAGTACCTGCGGGATGTTCTCATATAATCTCTAGAGCAGACGATGTTATGTTAGCAGAGGCGGATGCGGTACCTACTTACGGATCTTTAGCAGATTTAACAAAAATAGAAGTAAGACCTACAGCGTCTAATAATGTAAACGTAGAACTGTTTGTAGCTACTATATAATGAACACAAAAGCTCTAGAAAGATATCTTAATAGCTTTGGTAAACAGGTTGCGAATAGAGCAAAGGGAGGTTTGCAAAAGGCTAAAGGAGGCGGATCAGATTTAGAGAAATCAATAAGATATGAAGTGGTTGTAGACAGCGATGGTTTTACTGTTAATTTTTATATGAACAACTACGGGTCTTATGTAGACAAAGGAGTTTCAGGGAATAAACAAACGCAGAATTTTAAAGACTATAAAGGTCAGATTATTTCAAGTCCTTATAAGTATACCACGAAACAACCTCCGCCAGATATTTTATCTAAATGGATAAAGAAGAAAGGCATGAAAGGCAGAGACCCTAAGACAGGAAGATTCATTTCTAACATGAGCTTAGCTTTTGTTATAGGTCGCAAAATAAAAAGAGACGGAATAAAGGGATTAAGCTTCTTCCAAAAACCTTTGGGGCTAGGTCTTAAACAATTCGGAGGGGATATGCTTAAAGCAGTAAAAGAAGATTTAATTAATACAATTAATAAGGAAACGATAACAACAGTACAGTAATGGCGAACTCAATAATAGAACAAAAACCCTTATACCCTCAAATGCCTGTTGGGCAAGAGGTTATATTTGTAGTATCAAATGCTGATGCGGTAGCAAATCAAACGAAAGTTAAATTTTGCGTAGACGTACATATAAGCGGGAATACGCCTCCGAATCCGAATGTTGTAGCTGATAAAGTCGCAACATTTAAAGCGACACCAAATAATGCGGGAGTTGGAATCTTTGACATGAGAAATGTGATAGAGAATTATGTTAAAGCGGATAACATGGCGGCAGACGGTAGTACATATAAAGGAACTACTACAAGCGATAACGATAGGCATCCTCTTCATTTGGTTGATAAGTTTTCACTAAACAATAACACCGTAAAATATATGGCTTTAGAGTTTTACGTAGAATACTTAGGAGCTACAGATCAAGCAGGCAATCAAGATAATAATGTAGTAAGACAGGCAGCAGGTACAGAGGTTCTATCTGAGATTTTTACTATTTTTAATGGCTATCTAAAATATGATGACGTTTTAACTTTAGGATCGGGTGTTACAGCTGCGGATTTTGGTTATAGTTTAAACTCATTTAATCTGAGTTCAACCTCTTCTAAGTTCTTAACTAATGCTCCTTTCTCTCAATATGCAAATCTTGAAGACTACGGTACTGTATCTTTTTTAGCTCCTAATGATAATTTAGAAGAAATAAGATTCACATATAAAAGTAGCGCAGGAGCCTCTATTGGAACGGATACTGTTACAAAGGCAAATACTACAGGAGCCTATCTAGTATGGTCTGAGGTAGCTACAAGGCAGCTTCTTCATTTCGGTTGCTTTCCTGGAAACTTACAAAATTGGAGTACTACTTTTCAAGGTTTAGTAGCAGCAGAAACTATCAACGGAGGATCTATTGAAATTAGCGCTTATGATAGCGGAGGCAATAGGATAAGTAAAGCATATACTATAAATATCAATTGCCCTAACTTAAAGGGATATGAAAGCATTAGACTTTGTTGGCTTAACCAATGGGGAGTTTGGGATTATTATACTTTTACTAAAAAGTCAGTTAAAAGCATATCGACAAGCGGCACTACATATAATCAGTTAGGAGGCACTTGGAATGAGAGTAGATATAGACTTGACAGCTATAAGGGAGGGAAGAAATCTTTTAGAGTTAATGCAACAGAGCGGATTCTTATGAATACTGATTTTGTAACTGAAGATGATAATGTTATGCTTGAAGAGTTAATTAATAGCCCTGAAGTATATTTGCTAGATGGCTATCAGACAGAATCATTCTCAGCATTAAATCAATATGTAACTCCTGTAAGACTTACGACATCTAGCTTTACAAAAAAGACTATAGGTAATGATAAGCTATTACAATACACTTTTGAAATAGAGAAAAGCAAAACACTAAGAACACAATCTGTCTAATGAGCATACAATTAGTATTATACCCACAGAATTATAACGGGCAATTTAACTCGATAACCACTAACCCTACTGAGTTTGTTGTAAATGGTATTAGCTTTGTAGGTTTAGACTCTGCTAGCTCTTATGACAATGCTAACTTTCAGGCTGTAGATGTATTAGCAGCCGCACCTCCTGCAATAGTGAATACATGGTATAGATTTAGAGCGCCTGTCGGGGCTTTACCCGCTTTACCTACTGTAACTTCAGAGACAGCAGTCTTTAACTCTTTAGGAACTGTATCGGTTTCAGGAATATACCAGAGGCTTTCTAATTTATCGGTAGGGCAAACTTACACTATCAATGTTAACGTATCTACAACAGGAGCGGGAACTTTCACTATAAATGTCTATGATGGCACTACTCAAATTGCCACTCAAGGAGCTTTAGCTTCAGTAGCTACTATTACTACAACATTTACCGCAACTGCGGAAGATAATACTTTATTATTCTTATATAGTGCGTCAACAGTAGGTAATGTAGCCATAGAAGATATTTCTGTAACTCAAGAAGGATCTACGCCTTCAGTAACACTAGCAGATGGACAGGTTATTTGTGATTTATATGAAGATGAAGACATACCCTTAACTCTTAGTGTAGATGACTTTACAAACGCGGCAGAGAAAGTACAATCTTACTCGAAGGCTTTTAAACTTCCAGGAACCAAAAGAAATAATAAAATCTTTGACAATATATTTGAAATAACTAGAGCAGACGATGGTATTGTTTTTAATCCTTATAGGAAAACTCAATCCGTACTAAAGCAAGATGGTTTTGTTTTATTCGAGGGCTTTATGAGATTGATAGACATTACAGATCAAGATGGAGAGATAAGCTACAATGTTAATCTATACTCTGAGGTTGTAGCCTTAGCAGGAGTGTTACAAGATAGGAATTTTAATGACCTGCCTGATAATTTTATAGAGCTAGAGCATGATTACGATTATACAAGTATTACTAGGAGTTGGAATGATAACGGATTGGTATTCCCTTATACTCAGAACTCTACTTCAGGATTCAGAAGTGATTACGATACTATAAAATACCCTTTCGTAGACTGGACTCATCAATCACTAATATCTACAGGGGTTTTTGGAACAACAGGGAACCCTCAGTTAGTAAAACTAGAACAGGCTTTTAGACCATTTATACAAATTAGATATTTGATACAAAGAATATTTGCTGCAACAGAGTTTTCTTATACAAGTAGTTTTTTTGATTCAGATGATTTTAAAAAGCTATATATGGATTTTAACTGGGGAGCTGAAGAAAACGGTGCGCAGGCACCTCTCGGAAACTCTTTAAAACAGGAGGACGATATTTCTAGCGATTATTTTATTAATGCGGATAGTTATACTGCCGCCTCTAAATTAAGATTTAACCAAACCGCAGCAGGTACCGCTACTTATTGGGATAATACTGACTACAAATACACCGCACCAACAGCAAATTTTGACGTTTTTTGCGAGTATAATATTAAGCTAGAAAACACCTCCGCAACTTCTGATTATTCTAATAGTGTTAGGATTGCAAAATTTAATGCTTCAGGGCAATGGTTAGAAACTTTTGACGAAGATCAAGACTCTATAGGGGCTTTAAATTCTAAATTTTTGGTAGGTACTTTCCAGACTGTATTACAGCTAGGAGAATATATACAGGCACAAAGTCATACGATAACGGATAATAAGATTAGGATGGGGAATGACATTCCCTCTAGTTTCTTGAGATTTTCTTCTAGCAACACATCTTCTTTAACTTCTGTTTTATTAAACAAATTACGAGGAGAACTGGGGCAGTGGGATTTTTTAAAGGGCATAATGACTATGTTTAATTTAGTTTCAATTCCTGACAGCTCAAATCCTAATAATATAATTATCGAGCCTTACGCTGATGTTTTTATAAATAATACAAGCGGAATAAGTTTAAAAGATAGAAGTATTGAGTATGATTGGACTGATAAGATAGATGTTAAAGAAATAAAGTTAGTTCCCTTAACCGATCTTAATAAAAGAACTAATTTTAAATTTGCAGAAGACGAAAAAGATTACGCTTTTAGTGTTTATAAAGAATCAGTAGTGCAGCAGTCAACAGGAATAGGCTTTCTTTATGGAAGCTTGATTCATGACGCTTCAGGATTTACAATTCTAACAGGAGAAGAAGATATAATAGCGGAGCCATTTGCCGCTACAGTTCCCAAACCTCTAGAGGATTATATGACTGACTTAATAGTGCCTACTGTTTACGAAGTAAATGAAGACGGTACTAGCCAGGCTTTTGAAAATTTACCGAGAATAATGTACAATAATGGGGTAAAATCTACAGTTCACGGATACTATATACCTGCTCAAAATGGAGGGGCAGAAGTTTCTAGTCAGGATACCTACTTGCAATTTAGTCATTTATCGTCAGTACCAACAGTTGTAAGCGTTCCTCCGTTGACAACAGACACGCAAGATTTTCATTTTGGAGAATGTCAACTTATCGAGCCAATAGGGAATCCAACAGTAAATAATTTATATTCTATGTATTGGCAGCCTTATTATGACGAACTTTACAATCCTGATACTAGAACAATGACTATAAAAGTAAACTTAACTCCTGGCGATTTAAACACTTTTAGATTCTATGATACCGTAATGATAAAAAACAGAAAATTTAGAGTTAATAAAATAGATTATAAGCCTAATGATTTAGCAACAGTTCAATTTATACTTATACCATAATGGCAGCGACTTTAACACAATTTAAGAAAGGATTAATGGTAAAACCCGCCTCCGTAAGTAATACAGGAGACGTTACTTTTACAGATGGGGCTAATGAGCTTAAACCAAATCAATATCAATGTGAAGCCTATGGTTATACTTATGATAGTGATACGGGAGTCTGTAAGGCTTTTGAATTTAGCACTACGTTAAGGAATAGCTTTACAAACGAAACAAATACCGTTCAAGGGCAGGGCAATACTTCAATACCTGGAGCTACTAATACATATATGTTAGGAGAAAACAATACCGCTAATAATTTAACCAGAAATAATATTATAATAGGTAATAATAATCAGATTACAGAAAACGTAAATAACTCTTCTGTATTCGGTACTTTAGGAGAGGCTACAGTAACGAACTCAATAGTATTAGGAGGGAATAATGGAGCAGATAACTTAGGAGAAAGACAAAGCATACAGGCATTGTTTGGGGTTACTACAACTGATGGATCTGTTACTAAATCTTTACTTAATAATACAGCAGATAGTTATTTTACAGTTCCAGAGAATACGATATTGTATTTTCATGCTGATGTGGTAGCAGTAAGAGTAGCAGGAACCGCAGGAGGGAATAAAGGAGATTTTAAATCATGGGTTGAGAGAGGAGTTGTAATTAATGAGTCAGGAACTCTAAGCATACAAAGAGAAAGAGATGTTATAAAAAGCACAGGTACTACTACAGGATGGCAGCCTACAGGAGGCTTTGTAGGAACTGATTTTTTTATATACGTACAGGCAGCAGCAGGAATGACAGTAGAATGGGCTTGTAATACAACATTTACACAAATTAAAACAGGAGTCGCACTTTAAATAAAAAGATATGGCAAAAGATAAAATAGTAGTAGAAGCTGAAGTTAAATCAAATATCGGAGAAGTCTCTAAAGACGCAGGAGCTTTAGCTAGTGAATTTAAAGTTATGGGAGTTTCTTTAAACTCTGTAAAGGCAGGATTTGTAGCAGTCGGAAGGGCGGCTAAAGCCTCCTTTGCAACTATTAAAGCAGCAATAGCGTCCACAGGTGTAGGGCTTTTCGTTCTGGCTATCGGATCTCTAGCTTCTTATTTTACTAATACTAAAAGAGGTGCAGATAAATTGAAAGTAGCTCTTACAGCGATAGGTGCAGTAACCTCTGTTTTAATGGATAGATTTTCTAGTTTAGGAGAGGGAATAGCATTAATTTTCTCGGGTGAATGGAGAGAGGGAGCGAAGTTATTAGCTGATTCTTTTAAAGGTATAGGCGCAGAGGTATCTAAAGAAGTTAAAATAATGACAGCTTTAGAGAAAAGATTGCAATCTTTAAGAGATGCTGAGAATGAATTTATGGTTCAAAAGGCTCAGACAAGACAAGAAATAGAAAGGGCTAGATTAGTTGCAGAAGACGAAACGAAGTCAGCTAAAGAAAGGCTAGATAATTTAAAAGTAGCTTTAGATCTTGAGGAGAAAACAACAGAACGGGAATTAGAGTTAGCCAGAGAAAAGGTAAAAATCCAAGAGTTGCAAATGAAGCAATCCGAAAACATGGTTGAAGATGAAGCTCTATTGGCTCAATTTAAAACTGACTTAATTGAAAAGGAAACCGCTTCTATTAAAATGAGAAGAAGAGTAGTGACTGAAGTTAATGCTTTAGATAGAGAGATAGCCGCAGAACAAAAGGCTAGAGCTGACGAAACAATGTCCGCCCTAGACGCTGAAATAGCTGCAAATAAAAAACGAACAGGAGAGCTAACCAAAATGCCTCGAATAGCTAATGACGTTGCTGATGAACTTATTCTAGCTGACGATAAAGTGATGGAGAACTATATCGCTAATACTAAAATAAGAACTTTAAAGACTCAAGAGCA